AAGAGTGATAAGCTCGGAAGCGTCAAAGGCTATCTTGTGCGCTTTGGTGATGCTAACACGCCTGACCTCGAAGGTGACTTTTTTACACCTGATACAGACTATGGCTTCCCGGTCAAGTCAGGTCAAGCGGTACCACTCAACTTGTACTATCACCACGGTATGGATAGCGTGGTCGGTAAGCGTTGCATTGGTACTGGTTATGTCAAGATGACCGATGCAGGGCTCTGGTACGAGGCTCAGGTAGACATGGCAGATGAGTATGGGCAGATGATTGCCAAGCTTTGCAAGCAGGGCAAGATGGGCTATTCGTCTGGCGCAGCTGGGCATCTGGTACAGCGCAAGAGCAACGGGAGGGTATCCGAGATTGTTTCCTGGCCTATCGCCGAAGCATCGATTACGCCGACACCCGCTGAGTATCGAAACACAGTCAAGTCACTAAAGGATATGTATGGCATGGAACCTATGATGGATATGGACATGGAAGAGGAAGAAGGCGGGGAAGAATACGCCATCACTCCTGAGCAAGCAGAACCACAAATCGGCGAAGACCCAAGAGCCTACATTGAAAAGGTCTACATGGGCACTGGAGCTCATATCATCCATGAAGGTTTCGAGGGACTGTACGAGAGCCTCTGTGCCGGCATCATGGGGCTGTACGAAGTCCAAGGGGATAAAACTCCATATATCGTTGCACTGGTCGATGGTTTCGCCGACCGTGCGAAGAAACTTGCAACCGCCATTGGGGCTGACCCAATGCTGGTGAAGTCTGCTCCGGATAGCCTCCGGGGTGTAGAACGTCGGCTGCGGGATGCAGTCGGACTCTCCCGGTCAGCTTCCAAAAAGCTGGCTCCTGTTGTCTGGGATTCACTGCGGGATGCAGACCAGCCAGAGACCAAACCGGAACTCGTAGTAGAGGCGAAAGCCACTGACACTGACGAGCGAGCTGAACTGCTCGCACGTCTGGAGATTATGTCATTATGACGATTGAACAACTCGAGTCTAAGAAACTCGGAAACATCGCAACGGCGAAGGAACTCGCCGCTTCTGGTGGTGACCTTGCACAAGCCAAATCCTTGATGAACGAAGTCAAGGACATCGAAGCTCGCATCGAGATGATGAAGTCACTCGGTGAGACTGCACCTGTAGCTGCTCCTGCTGTCCAGCCATGGTCAAACGGTGGCGTTACCAAGTCGGTCTTTTCCGGCAACCGTGAAGAGCAGAACTACAAGGGATACGTCATGGGCAAGTTTGCTCTGGCTATCACTGGCAACAAGTCTGCTGAACAGTGGCTGAAGTCTAATGGACATTTGAAGGCACAGAACGAAGGAACAACCACCGCTGGTGGATTCTTGACACCTGACCTTCTATCCTCTGACTTGGTCTATCTCCGTGAGCAGTACGGCGTGGCTCGTGCAAATTGCCGCATTGTTCCGATGACCTCGGACGTTCAGCTTGTACCGAATGCAACGGCATCCACAACGGTCTACTATCCGGGGGAAAATACCACCATCACTGCATCGGATATGACCTTTGCACAGATCAGCCTTACCGCTAAGAAACTCGCAATCCTTACGCAGGTTTCCAAAGAACTTAACGAGGACAGCGTGGTTGATGTCGGCAACGCTCTTGCCCGTGACTTTGCATACAACCTTGCAAAGGAAGAAGACCGAGTAGTATTCACTTCAGCATTGACTGGCTCGGATGCTTCCGGACTAGTTGGTATGGGGCGAACGCTCACTGACTTGGCATCTGGTGCTTATGCTAACTACGGCAACATTGCATCTGCTGTTGTTGGTGCTGCTGGTACTGGTGCTGCATGGTCTGGCTTTACACTTGCCAACCTCCAGAACATGATCGGCAAACTCCCAACCTATGCCGACAACCCGAAGTGGTATATGCACAAGAACTTCTTCTATACCGGCATTGCTGATAAGCTCGCCGCTCTTGGAGGAAACAACATCACGGCAATCCAGAACGCATATGGAACTGTTCCACTGCTCTACGGATACCCTGTTGTGTTTGTGCAGAACATGATTGCAAACCCTGCAATCGACAGCCCAGTCGCTTTCTTGGCTGACCTTTCCAAGGGTGTTGCATTCGGTGACCGCCGAGGTATCACAGTGGAGATGTCCGACCAGCCTTACTTCATCCAAGATTCTTGGGCGTTCAAGGCTACCGAGCGTTTCTCGGTTTCCTGTTTCGACTCTGGAAACTACAGCGCCACGGCGTCTGCTCGTGTTCCTGGTTCGTTCATCGGACTTATCGCAGCTCACACGTAAGGCAGTGCGGAGTGATACCGCAACAGACCCGAAGACCCTCGGCATCCGTGCTGGGGGTTTTCTTTTGTGTGGGATACTTAGACCATGAGCCTGAGCCGAGCCGAAGCCATTGGACGTGTAGCCTTATACGGTCAAGCGCAACAATATCCAGCCGTGTCTACTACTGATATAGGCACAATTTTGGATGAGCACCAGCGTTTTGATACTTGGACAGCCAACACGACTTATTCAATCGGTGATCGCATTGTGCCAACCGTCCCGAATGGGAGAGTCTATGAGTGCCGAGTAGCTGGTATATCCGGCACGAGCGAGCCAGAGTTTCCCGATACTTACGGCTGGAAATGGGAGGGCTACCTCCTTACTGAAGGTACATCTAATCCGCAGCTTGCATGGGTTGACATGGGACCAGCACACATTGAACGCTACGATGTCCGCACTGCTGTACGTGCTGTGTGGCTCCTGAAGGCTGGTTTAGTAGCCACAGAGATTGATGCGAAGGAAGGGCCGAGCGACGTGAAGCTAAGCCAAATCCAAGCGCAGTTTCTCATGATGGCCGAGCGATTCCGACCGGTGAGTATCTTTTAATGTCTCCGATACTCCGTGGCATCCTAAGCCGTGCGTTAGTCCGTAACCTTGTACAAGACCGTGTTATTGTTCTACGTATGACGCTCACAGAGGACGGTAGAGGCGGTCAGACACAGGACTGGAGACAGGTTGCCGAGTTTAATGGGCGCATGGTCAATAAAGGTAATAACGAGATGTTGCTTGATGGTGGCATTAAGGTTGTATGCGATTGGTACTTGGTGGCTCCTATCGATATCCAGATTCAGTCGAACGACCGTATAAGGCTCCATGATGAGCCATATCATTACTTTGACGTTATCGGTACTGACCAAGGACAGACAAACTTACTTGTACAACACGTTAGCCTTAAGGAGCATTTCGGATGAGTCCAGAGATGTGGGTGCAGATTGGCATCCAAGCTTTTGTCACACTGTTCGCCATTGGTTCGGCTTGGGTTGCCTTGCAGGTGCGTCTCGCTAAACTTGAAGTGCAGAATGCAAACATCATTGAATCGCTAAATCGCCAAGGGCAAGAAGTACGATTGATCGAACAAAGACTTGGTAAGTTAGAGAATAAGGTAAGCGCAATGGAGGCACGAAGAACATGAACGGTATCAGTATCAAGCGGTTAGTAGTTGTCGTCCTGGTTGCTTTCGTGGCTTCCTTCACGAGTGTATTCGGTGATGGCATCCGCACATCTGAAGCCAAGGATGTGACCGAGCTGGGCGCAGTGATGGCACTCTACGGGAGCAAGGCGGTAACGGCCGGTGTCTCCGCTGCGGTGTCTAGTGTGCTGGCGTTTCTGACGATGCCGTTCAAAGGTACGAATATTAATGCCTTAAAGGTGGGTAAATGAACTTTCAGAATTACCGCTTAGAGCCTAACCCAAATACACCAGGTGATTGGATTGTCTTTGGCGATATTTACGATAACGATGGCAATCTGGTCGGCACGTTTGGCGAGAATGGTACATCTGTATTTGGCTGGTGGGTTTTGCAGGATGCTAAGTTTCAGCAAAACTATAGCAATCAGTTTGCCGTAATTATGGGGCAGGAAATAGCATCAGGGACAGCTGAATAATGGCAAATTACTATGTGTCTACAACCACAGGCAATAATGCAAACAATGGCACAAGTGCGTCTACACCTTGGGCTACATTGGCATTTGCCCTTGGTGCTGCATCTGGGACTAATCCGGGATTAGTTGGTGGTGACATCGTCTACATTGCACCGGGTAACTATAACGAAGCTGTAACACTTGGCTTTTCGTCACCTAGTAGCACAGTGCAGATTCTCGGTGACCCACTAAACCTACAGGGCTTTCCGACTGTAACTCCCGGCAATGTGTATTGGTACACATCTGGGGCTTGTTTGACTGCAACAAGCAAAAACAACCTTACATTTAAAAACATATATTTTGAACGTCAAAACGTCGCATTGACTGGTCTTGTACTTACGACTTGTTACAGTTGGACTTTCCAACTATGTGTATTTGGGTCATCTATCAGCCTTACAGTGGCACAATCAACAGCGTTAAATCTTACTGTTGATAGGTGCATCTGGCCTCATACATATCTATCTAACCGAGCAATAGCAATCTCCGGTGCATCAGGTGCAAACTACGATATTGCCACCATAATCAAAGATTGTCTATCGGTTGGACAACAAGGATTATTAGTGACAGATGGCAACGTTGGTGGAGTAACAGTAACTAACTGCACTGTTCTTGCCTATGATCAAGCCTTTAGAAATACATCGGCAAACACAACGCATAAGCTTACAGTTACTAACTGCTTGATTGTTTCCAATACTGCGATTTATGCTAGTAATACTGGAACCACTGTAGGTAATTACAATCACAGAATACAGGGTGGTGTTACAAATGTTGCTGAGACGAATACCATTACGACTGCACAACTTGGATTCGATGGTGGATACGCAAGGCTTACGGGGGTTGGTCTAAACGACTTCTACGGTTCTTACCTGACATCGCCAAACCTTGGCACTGGTACGCCTACAGGCGCACCTACGGCAGACCTCTATGGCGTTACGTGGTTGGCAAATCCAGACATCGGAGCAGTGCAGCGGTCTGCATCCCTAAACTTTCAACCGCAGTTCAATCCGGTCGAGCGCAATGCAAGCACCATTACCATCGCTCCCGGAAGCACATCGCAAAGCATTGAAATGTATCTAGGCGTCACAGGCCTCACAGCCTCTACAAGCGGTATCACAGCCCGTTACAACCGTACACGCACTGCGTCTGTATCTATCCCTTTAGTAGCCCGTACAATCGCACAGGCTTGGACTTCTGGTGGCTTTGCCGAGGTTGACGCAACCAACATGCCGGGTATCTATAGACTCGACATACCTGATGCTGCTTTGGCTGTTGGTGCTGACGATGTCACGATTGTTGTACGTGGTGCAAGCGGTACTAACGGTGCGGTAATGACGGTCAAACTATCCTCTGGTGGCTTGACATCAGCGCAGACTGCATCTGCCGTATGGGATGCCACAGCAAGCGCATACAACACCGCTGGCTCGATGGGCGAGGCAGGCCAAAAGCTAACTGGCTACAGCCTTGCATCTAGCCAGACCTTCAGTACAACTGGTGCAGTCGGAAGCGTAACCGGCGCGGTTGGTTCGGTAACTGGAGCGGTAACCGTTGGCACAAACAACGATAAGACCGGCTACGCACTATCTACTGGCG